GCTCACTGCGCAGCCGTTGGCGGCTTTGCCGCCTTACGGATGCGGCGTGCCCCTTGCGGGTTGTGAGCGCCTTGTACGGAGTAATTCAACCGCATAAGGGCACTGGTGCACCGCCGCACCCGCCAGATGTGTCATTGCGAGGAGCGAAGCGACGTGGCAATCTCGGGAAGGCAGTTACGATTTCGCCGACAGCTTCCCCACGATGCAGCCAGACCCTGCGAGATTGCACCCCAAGGGCACTTCCTCGCGCTGCGCGCTCAGGGCGCCACGTCGGCCTTTGGCCTCCTCGCAATGACAAACCTTTGGCTTTCACCGTTTTATCGACAGCCTGTCCTGATCGCCGCCGATGCGCCGGGCCCGGCTGTCCCCTCCCCTACCATATCATCCGATCACTGCACCCCATACCGTTTCTGCAGCGTCTGCACCATGTCCCGGTATGTGTCATAGCACCGCTCCATCTCGCCGCGCTGCAGCGCCGCATAGCACGGGCCGAGCCAGCGGGCGCGGATCTCGGCATAGCGCGCCGGAGCATCGTCGCAGTATTCCACGCCCGCCACGATGGACGGTGCGACGGCATAATACTCCGCGATGCGCTCGGGGCCGTCCGGCCTCTGCCGCAGCCAGCCGTCGCGGAACGCGCGGAAGGCCGTCAGCTCCGCGCAGTCGTCGGGCTTGCCCTCGGCGGCGCACGTCGCCGTCGTGATGAAGCAGAAGCGGAACTTCTTGAACCCGCCCGCGAGCGTATCATAGTCGCCGGGCCTCCACAGCTGCTTCGGCCAGCGCGCGAGCCACTGCGTCTGCAGCTGCGTGCGCAGCGGCTCGGCCAGCTCCAGCTGCAGCTTGCGCAGCAGCGGCGTGAAGAAAATGGCCAGCGCGACCTTCGTGTCGAAAAACACATTGTCCCGCGTGCGCCTGCCCCAGCGCGGGTCCTTTTCCATATGGGCGGCAAGGCCGTCCAGCATCACGGCCGCCGCATGCCCGGCCAGCGCCTCGGCCCCGCCGGGATACCCGGCGCAGCAGGCGTCCAGCTGCAGCAGCAGGGGAGTATTGTCCTGCTCATACTGCGCGAACGTCGGGAAAAAGTCCTTTTTTCCGATGCGCAGGTGCAGGTCCGGATAGCGCGTGATGCAGCCGGGCAGCTGCGCGAGCAGCTCCTCAACGGCCTCCGCCTGCACGGGTTTTGCCTGCAGGGCCTCGGTGCGCATACGCGCCCCGCAGTACAGGCAGGAAAATTCCTCCAGCTCCGCCGGGATCTCCAGCTTTTTTCCGCATTGCGGGCATACGCCCCGGATCGTATCCGCCATTGTGATTCCTCCAGATAAACATTAAACATTGTAATTATTGTAGGGGAGGGACATGTCCCTCCCGGCGCTGCACCGGCACAAGAAACGGGCCATCGTGAAAATGGCATGCACTCCCGAATTGTCATTGCGAGGCCCCGAAGGGGCCGTGGCAATCTCGGGAAGGCACTGCCGATATACAC